CTTGCACGACCCCGCGCGCAGATCGTCGCCGAACCAGGCCACCACGAGGCTGACGCTCTCCACGGCCGGGGCCATCGCCTGCAGCCGATCGAGCGCCTCCACCATGTCGGTGGAGTCGGCCAGCGCATTCAGGTTCTCGGGCACCGTCGCACCGCCGTCGGTCTTGCGGGTCGCCTGCGTGGCGTAGGTGAACTCGCCGGATGCCGGGATCATGGTGACGGCGCGGGTCAGCCCCTCGGCAGTGTCGGGATCGGCCAGCGGCCGGAACACCTCGAAGGACAGCTGCGGCAGGCGGTTGCCGTAGGTGGAAAGCGCCAGTTCCTCGAAGACGACATAAGCCGTGCCGCGATAGGCGGGCGTGTTCGCCGCGCCCATCCTGGTTGCGATGAACGGATCGGGGCTCTGTGCCTCGTCGCCCGGATACCAGCGCCAAGCGACGCCGGAGAGGTCTATCGGCTTGCCGTCGGCCCAGATGCGCCCGATGCCGGTGATCGGCCCCTGGCAGAGCGCCACGGCGAAGCTGGCGTAATAGAGATACTCGGTCGTCTTGACCTTGCCGCCTCCGCCGCCCTTGCCGCCGCCCTGCGTGGTGGTCTTCGTCTCCTCGCGGAAATCCGTCGCCCAGATGAAGTTGCCGCCCATCCGCATCCGGCCGTAGAGCCGCGGGATGACCGCGCCTTCCGTGGCCGAGGTGATGCGCAGCGTGTCGAGCCGCGCGCCCTCGATGCGCTGCGTGGGCGCCAGCGACGAGATGATCCAGCTGTCGACGACCGAGCCGATGCTGGAGCCGATGAAGCCGCCGATCGTTGCGGCGCTGACGCCAAGGATCGCGCCGCCGATCGAACCGCCGATGGCGGCGCCAGCGGCACCGAGGACGAGGGTGGCCATATTGGGGGTCTCAGCGTTCCGGGAACAGGAAGGCGAAGGCGATGCGCCTCCGCCAGGCGTTGGTGAGCGGTTCCTCGATCACGCCGAGCCGCTCATAGGCGTGGAGGAAGGTGTCGGGGCCGGTGAGAATCCCGACATGCTTGGCGATGGCGCGAGGCTTTATGCGGAACAGCACCAGCGCGCCGGGACCCGCCTCGGCGGGCGACACCTCGAACATCATCCGGCGCGCGCCTTCCGCCAGCACCTCGCGCGGGCCGGTCTCGCCCCAGTCGCGACTGTAGGCCGGGATCGGGAACGGCTCGGGGCCGACGACTTCGCGCCAGACGCCCCGGGCCAGCCCGAGGCAGTCGCAGCCGACGCCGCGCAGGCTGGCCTGGTCGTGATACGGCGTGCCGAGCCAGGTCTGGGCGATGGCGATGACGCGGGCGGGATCGGCCAATGCGAGGGGTTGCGTCACAGCACGCCTCCCTCGTGGCCGCCGTCCTTCGTGGCATAGCGCAGCACGGCGTCCTGACCAGGGATATGCGGGAAGCCGCGGAAATTAGCGGTGTTCGCGAACTTCTCCCCGCAGGTCTCCATGCGCTTGTCGCAGCCCGCGCGGATTGTGAAGGCGTCGCCCTCGGCGATGGCCCGCACTGGCGCTTCGAGCAGGGTCAGAACAGCGATGCCGTCCGTCACGTCATGGCCGAGCACCTCGGTACGCCGCCCGGCGTTCGCGCCGCTCGTCCAGTGCAGCGTGCCGAAGGTAAACCAGCCGGAGGTGAATGCGCCCAGCCCCGAGGCGGTGAAGGCCCGGTCGCGCAGAAGGTCGATGACGGCGCCCGTTCCCTTGTAGGCGGGATCCTCCAGATCGACGCCGCAGCGCGCGTCACCGAGCGCCGCATCGCAGGTCGCCTGGAACGTCCGCCCAACGGTCTGGCCGAGGACGTGGGCGAGCGAGCGGACCTCAGCGACGAAGGCCAGCCGCCCGCGCCGGATCTGACCGATGGCGCCCCGGCGCATCAGCACCCGCTGGCTCGAGTCGGCCCAGTTTACGCGCCAGACCTCGACCTCGGCGTTGTCCCAGCGGCCGTCGAGGATGTCGGTCTCGGTGATCCGGTCCGAGGTCAGCACACCCTCGGCGTCCTGCGCATCCACCGACAGGTCAGAGCCAGAGCGGACCTCGGAGGCTGTCAGCCCGCTCTCGGGTTCGAAGTCCGTGCCGTCGAAACTCAGCGTCCGGTCGTGGTCGGTGAAACCGAAGGTGACGCCGTCGGCCCGGGTGATCCGCCAGCACCAGGCGAGCGTAGTCGTACCCTGGTCGAGATGGGCCTGCAGGGCGGGGTCGAGGGTTTTCATCGGCGCAGTTCCAGCAGCGGGATGGAGGTGATCGAGCCGAGCCGCTCGAGGTCGAGCGTCACGTCGAGCACGTCGGTGTCGAAACGGACCGGCACGTCGAACTCGAAGCCCGTAGTGATCGCGACGCCAGCGCCGGGCGCGGCGCTGAAGGTGACGACGCCGGTGGCGGTGTCGACTGACCAGCCGGAGGGCTGCTCGACGCCTGCCAGCGCCATGCGCACGCTGCCCGCCACCGGCTTGGCGATGGCGCGTGTCCAGGATTGCGCGCCGGAGGCGTAGCGCTTGACTAGCTGGAAGGCGGTCGTCGCGCCATCGCCGGCGCCGATCGCCTGGTCGGTGGGCAACGGCGTCTGGGACGGCAGGCATGATTTGAAATCGCCCCAGTCCTTGAAGCGGAAGCCATGCAGTCGACCGTTGCGCGCCTCGAAGAAGGCGACGACCGCCGCCAGATCGTCGGCGCGTCGGATACCATAGGCCACATCATAGCGGCGGCGCGAATTGGCCCAGCTGGCATTGCGCTCTTCGTCGCCCGAGGCAAGCTCGACGATCTGGGTGCGCCGCTCGGGCCCGCCCCGCGCGCCGCGACTGATGTTGTCGGGAAACCGGACCTCATGAAACGCCATCACATGCCTCTCCGCCCGAGGGACACGGCGCGGGCGATGTCCGCCGCAACCTGCGTCCTCGATTGCCGGAAGCTCTCGGCGTCACGGGCCATGATGGTGACGTTGATCCCACCGCCCTCGCCATACGATTGCGCCTCGCGCCGCGACAGCACTCGCTCGCCGCGCTGCAGGATCGCAGGAACCTCGTCGTGGCGAAGCCCTGCAACGCCGCCAGAGTGAAGCCGGGGCGCAGCCGCGAACGCCATCGCCGGAACCATCCGGCTTGGCCCGGAGTCTCCAACCATGCCGCCCGCATGCAGGATGTTCGCGAAGATACCACCCGCGCCGCCAAGCGCGCCGGAAAGCGCATTGGCGATCGGCCCCAGGATGAACCGACGCGCCGCCAGCTTGGCGAGATCGGCCAGCAGCGAGGTGACGAGATCGCGGAAATCCAGCTTGCCGGTTTTCACGAATTCGCCGACCGCATTCTCCGCCGACTGGAACGCGCTGACGAGGCTCTGGCCGATATCACCGCCGATGTCGCGCGCCTTGCCGGCATAGTCGGACAGAGCCGCCGTGACTGCCTGCCAACCGGAAACTGCGGCGTCGGTATTGGGTTCGACAGCAGCGGCAGCAGCCCCGGCCGCGGCACCGGCACCCGTAGCCGCGCGACCTGCATCGCCGAGCGCGGTTTCCAACCGCCCCGCCGCGGCGGTCGCCTCGGTCAGCGCGTCCGCGCCATCTTCATCGCTGCCCCGCACCGCATCGCGCAATGCCTCCCAGCTTGCGAGTGGCGCGCGCGCGCCTTCGGCCAGATCGCGTGCCGCGCCACGATATGTGTTGGCCGTGGCAAGCGCAGTATTGGCCGCCGCGGTGAGCCCGAGATCGGGTGCCGAAAGCGGGTTATCCTCAAAAGCGCGGTCGAAGGCAGTCTGTGCGGCTGTGGTCGCGGCGCTCGCTGCACCCTCAAAACGGTTCTCGATCTGACCCAACTCAAGATCGGGAATGATCGAGATACGCCGCTCCGACCCGAGCGCTTCCAGCCCCTGGTTGATCCCACCAATGAATGTGTTGATCCGGGATACAACGCCGTTCAGCATCGCCTCGACGCCGTCGATCAGGCTGTTGGCCGCCTGGAACGCGAGGTCGCCAATCGCGGCGGGCAGCAGACCCCAGATCGCCTTGATCGCCTCGTAGGCCCCCTCAAAGGTGTTCGCGGCGGTGTTGCCGAAGGCCACGACGCTTTCGATGGCGCTCTGCATGCCCGACGCCGCATCGGCCTTGAGGTCGAAAAACATCGCCGTGGCCGCAGCGCCCGCCGCCGCAGCCCGCATCTTGATCCGATCCCAGACTTCGACGGCAAGGTCCTTTAGGAGCGACATTGCCTCGCCAAAGCCGCCAGCTCCCGACACAAGCCGGGTGAACTGGTAGACGAGTTCGCCAGCGCCGACGATCAGCGCCCCGATACCGGTCCGGATCAGCGCGCCGCGCAAAACGACGAGCGCGGTTGCAAGGCCACGGACCGAAAGCGCCGCGGCGGCCATGCCGGCGACCCAGCGTCCCGCGAGGAAAGTGGCGAAGGTCGCGGCGTAGGTGGTCAGGCGGCCGATGTTGTCGAAGAGACCGCGGATCGCGATGCCCAGCGGGCCGGTTCGGCTGGCGACCGCCGCCATGGCGTTCGCGACGGCTTCCAGTGCCGGGGCTGCGGCGACAGCCAGCTGGTTCGACAGCCCGCGCCAGATGAGCCCGAGCCGGGAGATCGCATCGTTTGTCCGCTCGATCTGGTCGGCATCCTGCTCCGAGACCACGACACCGAAGGCGAGAACGTTCTCCGTCGCTTGGCGCAGCGTCGCTGTGTCGATCCGGCTTATGGCGATCGAGCCTTCCTCGCCGAAGAGCTGCCCAGCGACGGCCGCGCGTTCTGCTGCAGGTACGAAGTTTTCGATGGCGGCGTTGATCGCACCCACGCGCTGGTCCAGCGGCAGAGCGATCAGATCGGAGGCCGACAGCCCCAATCGGTCCAGCGCGTCGGCGGCGGGACCGGTCCCGGCGGCCGCCTGGCTGAGACGGCGCGTCAGATCCTTGGTGGCCTGTTCGATCCCGGACATCGAAACGCCCGCCAGTTCGCCCGCGCGCTCGAGGGTCTGGATCGAGCCGACGGTGGTACCAAGCGACTGCGCGAGCTTCGCCTGCGCGTCCACCGTCTGCAGACCGGAGCGGATCATCGCCACGCCGGCAGCTGTGGCGGCAGCGACCGCAGCTGCAGCCGCCACGCGCACCCGACGCGCGAAGCCCGCCAGCCGGGCGTTGGCCGCCTCCATCTCGCGGCTGAGCCGCCCGAAACCGCGGGCGCCAGCCTCGCCGACACCTTCGAGTTCGGCGCGCACCTGCCGTCCGCCGACCGCGGCGAGCCGGACGCTGACGCGTTTTTCAGCCATTGGGACGTTCCATTTGTTCGTTGAGTTTCGCGACCATCACCGCTTCGATGACGGGAAGCAGTTCGGCCATGGCGAGCGGCGGCACGCCAAGGGCGTTACCGAGCGCGAGCGCCGCCGACATGTCCCAGCCGATCACCGCGCCGGGAAGCACGCGCAGCTGGCCGCCGAGGCGGCCGACGAGATCCCAGACCTGCAAGCCTTCATGGGTCAGCGGCCGGTTCGCGCGGCCTGGGCAGTCTTCACACGCTTGCGCGCAGGCTTCGCAGTATCGCTCGCCCCCGCCGAAGGACCATTCGGCAAGGGCGCGGAGACGTTTTTTTCCTGTTCTAGCAGCAGGCCCTTCGAGACGTAGGTCAGCTGGAAG